TGAACCGCTTGTAATACGCGGTCCCACCAGTCTCCTTCTGCATTCTCCTTGCATTTTACAGCAACTGGGAGAGTGCGCATGGTTTTAGCTAGCAAATCCAAAACTAAACTATCGTACCTTGTAGAAGGACGAGCCAGAGTCAGAATTGCTGTTTGGGCCAAGCTAGGGAAAGACTCGTAATAATAAGTCATCCGTAGCGTCAAAGCCGATTGTTTGGTTAAACCAACGAAAATCATCCCCATTTGATTCAGAGGATAAATCCGATTTGCAGGCAAACCAAATTGGGTTGGAGTGTCGACACCAGCTATAGCGTCAGGTATCCAAACCTTTGTTTCATTGGGTGTTCCACCACCCAATGCTGTATATGTGTGATCTTCAATGTCTTGTGCATTGATGATGATTGGCTGTTCATAGCTAACCATCCGAGCAGGGTTCTCGAAATCATGGAAAGTGGCAACCATATAGCCACCCTCTTGGGCTTCCCAAGAAGCAGTTCCAGTATACAGTTGTGCCTCCGCGATATTGCGCGGAGGGTGTCGTAATATCTGTGCTGAAAAAGCATTTTGCAGATAAACGATATTTGGAGTAGTACCAGAACTTGCCGTCTGATACCATGTTTCTGGATCATTGTTGGGCTCAGGAGCCCGCCAAAGGTAACAAAGCCCTGATTTGTACAGGGGCGCGGTCATGTTAATGACCTCAATGCCTAATCCAATGATTCGACCCACACCAACACTGATTTCCTCGTCAATTTCGAGAGCCCCAATACGGGGCACAGTGCCAGTTGGACCGTTTTCCGTACCGTAAGTGAAGTCAACACCGTGGTTCGTGGCATATGCCATCAAGCCACCAATAACTGTGGTATCTCCACTTGTTACGTAGGAATTATTGTTTACCCGATCGGACTCATGAAATTGGAGTGCGTTCAGGAACGGTTGAAGATTGATGTGACAATCCCAATTCTCGGTGGTAGCAAAATTTGTATTTGCAGTACCATCGGGCATGGCCAGTTCAAC